TGCTACCTTCGTTATCAACCCGATTGGTTCGATTGGTACTGGCTCTAACGCTGCCTTTACTGTGGGCGAGCGTCTGTTCGTTCTGAACGCAATGCCTGGTGGTACTTCTTTCACCGGTATTGACCTGAACGGCGCTGCTGACCGTAACGCCCGTGGCGATCTGATCGTTGAGAACCTGTTCAAAGCTTGCCAAGCTCTGGACGAAAAGGATTCTCCTAAGGAAGGCCGTGTGTGCGTCCTGAGCCCTGGTGCTTACTACGACGTGCTGAACAGCGACCGCGCCATCAACACCGACTTCAACGCTGCTGGCGGTGCTAACGGCTCGATCTACCAGAACCGCGTGGCTTCTGTGGCTGGCTTCCGTCTGATGACCTCCAACCACCTGGGCGTCAACAGCTACACTGCTAACCAGACCTATGTTGGTCTGAGCAACCAGTCTGCTGTGACCCGTGGTGAGCGTCCTAACTACATCAACGGTAAGGACGGTTCTAACGGCGATGCTGCTTCTGGTACCTACGATTACTACCAGGATGAGCAAGGCAACACCTCGTCCATCGCTAACTGCTTCGGCCTGTGCTTCTCCAAGGAAGCCGTGGGTACCGTGGCACTGAAGGATGTGTCGATGCAGATGACCGGCGCTGAGTATAAGGCTATGACTCAATCGACCATGATGGTCGCCAGCTACGCTGTGGGTCACGGCATCCTGCGTCCTGAGTGTGCAGTGAGCCTGCTTCACGACGGCAACCCGTATTGATTAACTAGCTTCTAGTTAATTACCAATACAATGAGGGGAGGCAGAAATGTTTCCCCTTTTTTGTTGCAATAATGGCGACTAGTAAACTCAGTGCAGTTAACACTCTTCTCGCCATTATTGGTGAGGCTCCTGTAAATAGTCTTAACGCTCCTTTGACTGGTGACGCAAGTCTTGCAGAGCGTACTCTGGATGAAGTGAGCCGTGAGGTTCAAGGTGCTGGGTGGTCTTGGAACACAATGCTGTATGACTCCATTCCTCTGGACGCTTCTACAGGTCAATCCCAGCTTCCTAGCAACACCCTTGCTGTTCGGTTCAATCCGCTTACCTATCCATCTCAAAGGTTTGTTCTTCGTGGTCTTAGGCTTTTTGATCGCATTAGGAACTCATACGATTTGAGAGGTAGTTTTGGTGTAGCAGTTATTGGTAACACCAGCGATCTTGTAGCTGAGATTGTTGAAGAACTTGACTGGGACAGTATTCCTGAAACTGGTCGTCGCTACATCATGATCCGTGCTGGTCGGATGTTTGCTAACCGAGCTGTCACTTCTGCAAGCCTTGAGACCTATACAGCAGAAGATGAAGAACGAGCCTTGCAAATCCTTAAGCGTACTGAGGACATGGCTCAAAACTACAACTTCATCAGCGGTCCTGACGATATGTATGGTGGCCGTGTGATCACTAACTTTGGTCCCGATATTCTGAGCCGCTGATGTCAAGAGAACTTTTTAGCCAAATCATTGGCCCTCTCAATAAAGGTGTAAACCAGCAAGCCGATAGCTTTGTGCTGCCTGGTTTTGCCAAAGTCCTTGAAAACGGAAATTGTGACCTTGTTGAGGGTCTTAAGAAACGGCTAGGTTCTGTGCCTGTAAAGCGTATTGATACGCTGACCAAGAATGCTGGTGGCTTGACCCTTACCAACCCCATCAAGTGGAATGAGGCCTGGGTTTTTGTTTACAACCGTAGTAGTGATGAGCGATTTATTCTCATTGTTGCTGACGACAGCCGTACCGTATCTCGTACTGGGAATATTACTAGTGGTTCTGCTGTGGTGACTTCTGTAAGCTCCATGACAGATTTGTTTGTCGGAGCTGGTGTAACAGGTAGTGGTGTACCTAGCGGAACGACCATTGTTGATATTGATACTGCTGGCTCTCGCATCACTCTCAGCAAAAATGCAACTGCTACAACGACTGGAGTAACGCTGACTGTTGAGTCAAGCTATACGTTTGTTTCTGGCGTTTCCAATGTTGAACCTATTAGCGGTATCCTTCCTTCCGTTGTGCCAGTTGAGCAAACTTTTGCCAACATTACCTCCACCAATCTTGGTTACCTCCGTGGATCTGGTAGGGCTCGTGATCGGTTTAGGGCTACGTCGTTTCAAGATTACGTCTTTGTAACTAACGTCCAAAAAGAGACTGCTTACGACGCAGCAGAGACTCTTACCAGATACAACGTCAGCAGCATTAGCTCTGTCTACCGTCCTACCAAGGCTCAGGTGTGGGTCAAATTGGTTGACTATGACACTGAGTATGCAATCACTATCACGCTTGATAACAACGACGTTATCAGAGGTCATTACATCAGCCCATCTTTGACTGATTCAAGTGGCGATGCAAACGTTGTTAGTACTGAAACTATTGCTCAAAAATTAGTAAGTGCAACTCAAACCATTACTGGTTCACTTTCTATTGGCAGCAGCACCGTTAGCAGCGTTACGGCTACAGATATTGATTCAATTGCTGTTGGTGAGACCGTAAGTGGTACTGGTATTCCTGCAAATACTTTTATTGGATCTATAGGTACTACAAGCTTTACTCTTGTCAACGAAGCTGGTACAGCCGTAAACGCTACTGCTAACGGTTCTACAACTTTGACTATTGGCGATGGTCTTGATCAAGGTGACATTCACAACGAACTGACGTTTACCGTCAAAGATTCTCAAATCCTTATTGGCCTCACAAGCAGTTCTCGTTACTTCAAAAGCTTTGTAGCTCACGACGCACGAGGCAACACGTTGATGTCTGGTTTTACCAATCAGGTAACCAGCATCACAGAACTTCCTCCGACCTCCTGGGAGGGCTATACGGTCCTTGTGGCTCCTGATGGCTCTTCAGATCAAAGCTCGTACTACCTGACGTTTAACGCTGAGAACACCACAACTAACGGTGACTTCGGTCGTGGTGTGTGGGAAGAGGCTGCTGGATGGGGCTCCAGGGGGCTTCTAGACGACAACACGATGCCTCATGCGTTTGTTTACTACCGAAACGCTAGTGGCCTTACAAGGTTTACGTTCCAACCTTTTAGCGGTACAACTTACACCGACAGTACCGTTTCCTTCATGTTGCCTGGTTGGGGCACTCGACTAGCTGGTGATGAGGATGAACTACCTGGGCCTTCGTTTGTTGACAGCACAATTAATGATGTTGTGTTTTTCAAAAACCGTCTTGGCTTTGTAAGCGGTGAAAACGTCATCCTGAGTGAGTCTGGGGATTATTACAATTTCTGGCAACAGTCAGCTCTCCAGGTTGTAGACAGCGATCCTATTGACCTCACCGCTGTTAGTAACGACGTTGCTGTGTTGAACTATGCGTTGCAGCAGCAGGATGAACTTGTGCTGTTCTCCAACGAAAACCAGTTCCGTCTGTACTCAGGTGACAACGTTACGTTTAGCCCTGAAACAGCTTCTGTGGGTCGTATTAGCTCCATCAGTATGGAGTCAAAGGTAAAGCCTGAGCAGGTGGGTCCTCAAGTGCTGTTCCCTGTCAAAGAAGGTGATTTCACTGGTTTCCACACGTTTATTACAACTGACCGTACCGTTGGTATCAACCTGGGTCAAACCGCAGTGATTACCGAAACAATTCCTAAGTACATTCCTAAAAACATTGATTCTCTTGCTGTAAGCCGTACAGACCAGTATCTAGTAGCTCTTAGCAAAGATGATCCTGATTCGTTATATGTGTACCAGTTTTTCTGGGAAGCTTCTGGTGGCTCTTTGACCAACAGACAGAACGCTTGGCACAAATGGACCTTTCCTAACAAAAATATCTATTGGTGTGATTTTGTTGAAGGTACTCTGTTCAAGCTGGTGAGCTACGTTAACGGTGCTAACACTGAGTACTACCTTGAAGGTGTTAACGCTTCTAGGCCTCCTCAAGACAGCTCAGAGCTATTCCTACTAGACCGTCAGATTTCTAGTTCTATTACGACTGATGTAGGCACTGCAACCTTTAGCTACTCTGCTGCTACCAATAAAACAACTGTTACGTTGCCCTACAGGACCGTCAACACCAGCCAATTTGTCATTATTAAACAAAACGCAAACGACGCAAACGAAGCTAAGAAACGTTGGATTGTTGCCACTAGTGTGCCTGCTGGTGTTACAAGTTTTGTTTGTGACAGCCTTGGTGATTTCTCAAGCAGCTCTTGGGTATTTGGTGAGCAATTTACGTTTACCTACCGTCCGCCTCAATTGATGCCTTATAGCAGGACAGCAACGGAAAACACCTTTATCGGTAACCGTACTGGACGCCTGCAATTGAGGTACCTGGACGTGTACTATAACGATGCTCGGTACTTCACCATTAAAGTCACTCCTTATTTCAGGGATACGGTGACGTATGAGTTTGATCGCAGGGACCCTCTAAATGCCAACATTGTCATCAGTGAGGAGGAGCCGTTTGAGGAAGCTAAATTCCGAGCTTATATCCAAAGCAAGAACGACCAAGTTACAGTGGAGCTAGTGAACAACAGCATCGACCAGGCTAAGTTCATCGCTCTTGAGTGGACTGGTCTGTACTTTGATGTAGCGAGGAAGTACGGCTGATGGCTTTAAATTTTGCTAGTTTTGCCGAAACAGCTGATTTAGGAAACATCAATTACGGTGATTTTTCTATTGATACCAGCCCATTTATTCAAGACATTAATATCAATACTGGTTTTGACTGGGGAAATTTTTGGGACTTTGGCAGCGCTCCTAAGTTTGAAATTGATTACGGCGGTAGCTTTAATCTTCCCGCTCTTCAAGGTGCTGGCGCCTTAGCTCCTATCCCTGGTCTAACGTCTGGCGGTGTTGGCGATATTTTTAAAGGTATCTTTGAACTGCCTTCAATCCTTTCAATTGGTAAGGGAATCCTTCAAGGTGCTGGTGCTGTAGCTGCTTATCAAAACCGAGCTGCTGAATCTCAAATAGCAACTGCAGCAGCCAACCAACGCTATTGGGCTCAATACGCAGATCAAGTTTCTCAAAATTATCGTCAATACCAAGTACAACTTGATTCCTATTACAGGGATCTTGACTACGCTCAACGTCGGCGTGATTACGAAGATCAACTGTCTAAGCAGCAATCTGAATACAAAGGTGCTGTAGCTACTCAAGCTTTTAAGAATTTTGAAAAGCAAATTGCTGATCTTGAAGGTCGTTTTTATGAAGAAGAAGCTAAAGAAAGCATTGAACTAGAAAACATTCGCATTCAATCAATTGCTGCGGCCAGCAAAGTTAAAGCTAAAGGTCAAGCAGGTCGTTCTATTGAACGTCTTAATAATCAGTATCATCAACAATATTTGGCTAACCTTAGCAACAGAGAAGTTACCCGTAACTACCGCATTGCTGACAAAATAAGGCAAGCAGAAGCTTTGGACGTAGCCCGCCAAAACACTTCTAATCAAGTTCAGTTTTATACGCCTCAACCAATTCCTGATCCAGTCAAACCGCTAGCTCCGTTACCTATTACGGCTGTACCTCCTACGCCTGAAACGCTGCCTTCTGGAACAGCGCTTACGATGGATTTAACAAATATTGGACTTGATGCTCTTAGGAACTACCAGTCCATGCAACCACAAGCACCTAAACCTATCGGCCAATGACAAGTAGCTTTGGTATTACCCCTCAACGTCAACTTCGTGACCTTGTAGCTCAACCGGCTAAACCTACTGAACCTGCTCGTCCTGCTGAAACACCAGCTACGCCTGTACAGCTTGGTGGGCAACTGATGTATGAAGCCAGCTATAAGCCTGGTAGTGGTGCTGAAACTATTCAAAGTATTCAACAATTTTTAAGTAATGAGGGTGCTTTAGGTAAGACAACAGATATGTTGTTTGAAAACTATAAAGAACAAAAACGACAAGAAGCTACAAGACTGCTGCAACAAGAAGCTACTGCTTTACGGGATTCACTTGAAAACGCAAAAGAAACCAAAATTCTGTCTAAAGCTGGGGATGAAAACCTTGCTCGACAAAATCGCCTAAGCAACCCTTGGGTTAATTTCTTCTATTACGACACCAAAGCTTCTAACGCTGGTAAACAGGTAGCTGTTGATCTGGCTAGTTGGGGTACCAAGCAATCTGAGCGTCTTGCTGAAATTGATAACCCAGCAGAACGTGCAGCGATTATTGCTGCCAAGGTTGATGATTTGCTAAAGCCATATTCAGATGTTCCTTCTGCATTTCGTTCTGCAAAAATTGATCCGCTTGTTAGCTCAGCTCTCCTGGACGTTAAAAAGAACGTAACTAATAAAGTTTTTGAACGGCAAGAACTAAAGGACCAACAAACTGCCTCTGAGATCTTTACCGGTGAGATCCGCCTGGGTGCCAAGTTTATTAAAGGTTCTTACGGCTCTCAAGCTGGCACGGTTTTTGGTGAACAAAGTCTTCAAAATGCTTACAACAAGGCCTACAACCAGTTTGTAGTTAATCGTGGGTATTCAGAAAAGCAGTTTCATGAGCTGCTATTTAGCGAAGCTTCTGGTCTGTTTATCGACAAAAACGGTGACGGTTACAGCGACCTAGGGGAAGCGTTTTCATATTTTAATTACGTCAAAGCTTGGGAAAATGTTAAAACTTCTGACGGCCAATCAATCCTTAAATTACGTAACGCCAAAGGTGAAACTTTTAGAAAAGCTCTGCAAAATGGTGCGGAACAAGCTGTAAAATCACAAGAAATATTTGAAGGCTCTATTGAACGTGGTATCCAGCGAGCTCAGCGTGAATGGAAACGTAACTTTAACGATGAGTCCACTCAGTTCTACGCTCAATTTCCCAATCCTACTGATCAACAAATTACTGATCAACGCGAAGCTCTTAAAGCTCGTAACCGTCAGCTAGCTGCTAGAGGCTTGCTGCCTGAGGGTATGTCAGTGGCTGATGCTGACGAAATGATTGATAAAACCTATCCGTTCCGTACTGTAACTTTGAGTCCTACTGCAGAGGCGTTCCTTAAGCAAGAGGTAGATAATCTTGTAGCTCAAG